ACTAAAGAAATCACACCATACCAAAGAATGGATAATTTCAATTCATTAAAGCATAGTGATGGTAATAATAATTTCGTATCTGCACCAACGCAGGCATTTCTAATGGATGATGGTTCAATTGTAAATTGCCATCAATGTAAATTAAACACACAATAAAATGGAAAGAAAATTAGCAAGACTTTTTTAGTATATACTTATAGTTGTAACCAAAACATTATAACTATGGCATATGTATATAAACACATTAAAAAAGATACCAATGAAATTTTTTATATCGGTATTAGTAATAAGAATTATAATAGAATGACTTCCAAATGGAATAGAACTAAACTTTGGCATAACATTGTAAAGAAACATGATTATGTTGTTGAAATAATTATAGATGATATATCATTTACAATTGCTAAGGAACTTGAAATTGGGTTAATAGAATATTATGGTAGAGTTGATTTAGGAACAGGAAAACTTGCAAATATGACAGTTGGTGGGGATGGTGTTGTTGGTAATGTAATGACTAAAGAATCCAGAGATAAGATTTCCAAAGCAAGAAAAGGAAACCCACTTTCAGCTGAACATAAGGAGAAATTACGATTAGCACAATTAGGTAGAAAATATTCAGATACGGCAAAGAAAAAAATGTCGGATGCATCAATTGGAAAATCAAAATCAGAATCACATAGACAAAACATTTCAAAGGGCGGAACTGGAATTAAACGAACAGAAAAATTCAAGGAACATTTAAGAGAATTATATAAAAACAAAACACGAAACGAAGATTTTACATGGAAACACGAAAATTAGCAAGTATCCAGGAGATACGAGATATAAACCCAATTAAGGGTGCAGATAAAATAGAGGTAGCAACTATCAACAATTGGAAAGTGGTTGTTGCAAAAGATGTAGGGCATAATATTGGTGATATGGTGGTATATTGTGAAATAGATTCATTCTTACCTATTAAAGAGGAATTTGAATTCTTACGTAAATCATCTTACAGAAAAATGGCTGGAGTAGAGGGGTTTAGATTGCGGACCATGAAATTTTTAAAGGTCACCTCCCAAGGATTAATTTTACCATTATCTATACTTGATGATGTTGTAGAATGGGAAAAATAAATGAAAAAAGTAGTGGACTTTCGTATGAAAACTTTTATTTTTCATATTTATAATAGAGGGAGTTTAACTAAAAACACTTAAAATGAAATATCAATTATATTATATAGAAAACATCATCACTAAAAAAATATATGTTGGATTTACGAGCAAATCCATAAAGGAACGATTTAAAGTACATATCAATAACGCAAAAAAGAAAATCAATAGAAAATTATATGATTCAATGAATCATTATGGGTATGATAAATTTACTATAACTCAATTAGATGAACATGAAACAAAAAACGGTATATGTGAACTAGAGAATTGGTACATTTATTTATTAAAATCTGATCAAGGTCAATTTGGTTATAATATGACTAAAGGAGGCGATGGTGGTTATACTCTTGGTAATTGGACAGAAGAAGAAAGGCAAGAATTATATAGAAATCAACAAAATAATAGGGTTAAAATGTGTTTGGAAAGCTATGGTGTAAAATACCATCCACAAAGACCAGAAGTTGGTAAAAAAATAAGTGAATCTAATAAAGGTATGGTGATATCAAACTCACATAGAATTAAAATATCTGAAACTCTTAAAGAGAAATATAAGAACGGAGAAATTACACCAAATATACCAGTCGTAAAATTTGCCAATGAACATCCAAACTTTATTGAAGTAGACGTGCAGTTAGTAAAAAAATTATTAAACGAGGGAAAATCCCTAAATAAAATAGCTAAAATAATAGGAAAATCGGAATATTCAATTAGATCAAGATTTAAAGATGAAACCAATTATAATATATTTGAATATAGAGAATCTGTAAAATATAATTATAAATCAAAATCTGAAATAATAAAATCTATAAAATTTGAATTATCAAATAATTTTGAAAAGACAATACAAGAAATTTGTAATGAAATTGGTGTAAATGAATATACGTGCAGATACATTTGGAAGTCCGAAATGTTCATGACATTTGATGAATTTAGAAAAAATGTAATCGGAATTCCATTAAATCACTATGGTAGAAAAATCCACCAATTAAAAATTCAAGATATAGATAATTGTTTAAATGAAAATAATGATAAATTATTAGATATATCAGATAAATTAGGAGTATCGACCGACTTAATTAAAAAGAAAATAAAACTTGGTTATCAAATGACATTTACAGAATATAAAAAATATTATAATGGAAAAAATTAAATTAAAATTAGAAATTGGACTTGATGTAACAGAACTTTTAGGTATTGTGAAATATGATCCACCATTGCCACCTGAACTTCAAGGAGTTGCAAGGGGAAACTTTCCAACATTCATTCCAAAGACCGATGAAGAACGCATCCAAAACCTTTCGGTGGCATACGAAAACTGGAAAACAAATCCAACATTAAATTGGTATGAAAGTGAGAAATTAAATGGAACATCCACAACATATTATTTAAATGATGGTGAATTTGGAGCTTGTTCCAGAAATCTTGATTTAGAATTGAATGAAGATATAGCAATTTGGAAGATGGCTCGTGAACTAAAACTTGAAGAGTCATTGCGTAGTATGGGAAAAAATCTTGCGGTACAGGGTGAGCTGATAGGTGAGGGTATTCAAGGTAATCCATATAAATTGAAGGATAAGCAATTCAGAGCATTTAAAATCTTTGATATTGACACTCAAATATATTACGGACTGCCAATGTTTTTAGCAACTAGCGAACATGCATTAAAAATAGATACAGTTCCAATTTTAAATATGGGAATGCAACTGCCTGATACGATAGATGAAATACTGGAGAATGCAAACGGTAAATCGGTATTAAATGATAAATCCAATAGAGAGGGTAGTGTTTTCAATAGTTTGGACGGAACACTAAGTTTCAAAGTAATCAGCAATTATTTCTTACTTAAAGATGAACGCTAGTGGTAGATAATTTAAAACAAATAAAGTCATTCCTGCAATGGGATACTAACAATGATTATTATTACGTGGAAATAACTCAACGTAAGAAGGATAACCCTGATCTTGAACGGAATTCAAATATAATCCATTCTTATCGGGTCACATCAGAAACTCATTTGGATATTTTAATGCCTGAGTTAATTATGTTAAGTATACATTATAATGCAAGGGTTGGAATCAACTTAAATCGTAAGAGTTTTAAAAAAGCGGCATATCGTACTGTAAAGAAAATGGCAGATCAAATGTGTGATGATGAGTTCAAAAATGTACAAACTGCATATGAAATGTCAAGTGGTGGTAATGTGAATAATGGTCAGAAGTATTGGATTTTAGATATGGATAATGCTACTGAATGTGATTTGGATTTAATGATGGCTATTGATTGCTATGAACCCAATCCATATAGTAACAAGGCATTGGCAGTTGTACATACCAAAACCGGATATCATATTATAACTAAACCATTTAGAGTTGATCAATTCAGAAAAGACTACCCCAACCATTCTTTCGAAATAAAACGAAATAATTTAACTATATTATATATACCATAATGGAAATGGGAGATATCTTAACGTTCAGAGGTGAGAATGGTTGGCTAAGTAATTTTGCTGAGGTTTCCGTTACACTTGATACAATCACATATGAATCAGTAGAACACGCATATATCGCCGCTAAATGTGATGATATGGAGTGGAAGAAATTGTGTTCAAGTGGGGAATTTAATGCAGGTCAATTAAAAAAGGTAAGTAAGGATATTGATATGGTTGAAAATTGGGATGATATTAAGTACGGTGTAATGGAAATCTTACTTTATCAGAAATTTACAAAAGAACCGTTCAAAACCAAACTTTTAAAGACTGGAACAGTACTTATACGAGAGGGTAACTTTTGGAATGATAAATATTGGGGGTATTGTTTAAAAACCAACGAGGGTGAAAACATGTTAGGAAAACTAATAATGGAAATACGAACTAAATTACGAGATTATGATAAAATGTAAGATATTGGCAACACACGAAGAACTAATGGAACATGGTATTGATCGTGATATTTCACATGATGATGTGAGAGTCGTTTCAGAATACCCCGATGGTTATACAAAAATTGAGGTTTCATATGAATCTCCAATTACTGACAGTGGTTGGAGTGAAACAATCATAGACCATTACGATATACCATCATCACTTATTCAAATATTATAAATAATAGTTAAATGGGATATATAACAAAAGAGTTGTATATCTCATTTTTTTTTCGTATCTTAATAAGATAAATAAAAAATATGTCAAAAATATGAGCAAGGTATCGTACTCACAATATAGCACGTGGCACACGTGTCCACTTAAATATAAGTTAAATTACGTAGATAGATTAGGTAAATATGAGAGTAATATTCACCTAGTTTTTGGAACTTCTATATACTTATATGTATGATAGTATATAAAACAACAAATTTAGTAAATGGTAAATTTTACATTGGTAAAGATGCAAAAAATAAACCAAGCTATTTGGGCAGTGGAATTGCTGTAAAGTTAGCCATCAAAAAGTATGGGAAATCTAACTTTAAAAAAGAGATATTAGAAGTATGTAGTACATTAGATGAACTAACCATCCGAGAAATTTATTGGATTGGGAAATTAAATGCAATTAAAAATGGCTATAATATTGCAGAAGGTGGTATTGGCGGACATACTAATACAGCACATGAACAGTCTGAAAAAATGAAAGAACTATATAGTTCAGGAAAACTTACAGTATGGAATAAAGGAATTCCCTGTACGGATGAAATGAAATTACAAATATCAAACACTAAAAAATCACAAAAATTAGGACCAAATAAAACATCATATAAATCAGGCAAAGACCATGTTTTATATGGTAAGGTTCGTGATTCTAAAATATATGAAAAAATCATCGCAACTCGTAGGGAACGTGGTAATATTGGTAAGGGATTAAATAAATCAGTTCGTAATATCATTGATGGACTTGAATTTGATTCATGTAAAGAAGCCGCACAGTATTACGGAATAAGTTCAGACCGAGTTACATATAGTTGTCGTAAACAATTCAAAAATAGTAAATTTAGATTCAAATAAAATATGAGTAAAGTGTCGTACAGTCAATATTCCGTATATAGTAGCTGCCCATTCCAATATAAATTAAATTACGTTGACCGGTTGGGGATATATGAAAGTAATATTCACCTTGTTTTCGGAGTTTCGATGCACGAAACTATCCAAGATTTTTTAGAAACAATGTACGGTGAATCCAAAAAGAAGGCTTTACAAATAGATTTAGATGTAGAGTTGATGGAAAACC